TTATGTCAGAATATTGTGGTAATGGAGGTATGAGTAACAATGAATATTCTAATGCTATCAAGATGATCAACTTAAAGATGAGAGAAGAATCTATCCACGGAAAGTGAGCGCGAATGATGAGCACGGACGGTAAGATCTTATCGTCTATGAACCATATGGATGCATCGCATCCGCGGCATTCATGTTTTATTTTTTGCTGACATACAACAAAAAAATTTGGATTTGTCACGAACGTGACGGGTTGGGCGGGTACTACGAACGTAGTGGGTTGGGCGGGCCGTTGCGAAGGGCGATGTCACGAATGTGACGGCGGACATTCAAGGGTGATTACTGGATTTACAGTTCGAACCATTGAATAGGGTGGTCTCAAGACCTGTGTGGGTGAAGTGTGAACTTATGGATTGCAATTTTCGATTGATCTCTTTGGCGGAGACTTTCTGATGTTGTCATAATATGTGCGAGCGAAGTAGTAGAATTTCTTTCCTGCGAATATGTTTTCATTCGCATTGAACATATTAGCTGGATCGAAACATTTCAGACCATGCTCATTGTCGTAATTAACGGCAACCATATCATAATTAACATCATATCTACGTTTGCGACCTGTGACTTCACAAACTGCGTCAATGAACATGTCATATTCAAAATACTTTGGTAGCTTGTTTGCATCGAAGATAAGACGATCAGGGAAAGTTACGATACACTTTATTGCGTAGAAATATGTAGAGTACGCAACAAGATGACTGAATTTTCTCATCGATGAAACAATATCAAACATGCTCATGTGATGAGCATAAACAAAGATCATGAACTTACAGTATCTTTCAACACAATTCTCGAACGCCATCTGACTGATATCTTTAGTGATCTTGATCAAATCTTCGTTTGAAGAATCAAAACTACGTCCTTTGACACCTTCATCATAGATATGATAAAACATGTCATTGAAGTTTTCACTACTTCCAGCCATATCACGAATGATATGTTCAATCATTGGAACAACGAAAATACGCCAGAAACCTGTACGACCATTGTTTTCACGAGCATATCTATTTGGATCATACATCTGATTGCTGTGATTCTCTCTGAGTTTGGCACAAATATTGTAGACGTCATGCATGATGGCCTTGATGTGAGAAATAAATGTCTCGTCAGGCTTGGTATTGTTTTTGAGACAAATCATGTATGAACAAACAATTTCAGCGTATCTAACATAAAGCATCTTTTTGGAAGATGGGTTAGCAGAATTTCCGTCTTTGAGAGCAGCAGCATTTTTGTTCAATTTCAAGTATCTCTTCATTTCGACCGGGTTGAGTGCAATGAGCATGGATCTTACATCAGGTGCATTCATATACTCGCGGAACAAGTAACGGAGACGAGACGAAACTTTAAAGTAGTCGTAAGCTTCAGTCAACAATGAATCGATCAAGCTTACGCTATCTTCGAGACATTTATCTTCAGCATCACGTTCAAGTTTTTTAAGATAGTTTCTATCTTTTTTATCTTGTGTTTGTACTTTAAGAGTTTGAGACAACATCGTCGTGCAGTTTTTTTATAATGCCTTACTCGAGGCATATTCAATTTTAGCAGGCGGCAAAAAAGAACGATCTGACGATCATCACGGCCTCCTCTATACACGGCAATCAACTAGTTTTGGGCGGTTCAACACAATGTGTAAATAGACCCCAAACGCACCAACAACAAGATATACAACAGGCATTAAGACGCTTAAGACATATAGCCACATCGCTACTTCTGCCATTCCAGACAGCGAGATAATCATAAGCACAAGTAGCGGGAAGATAGCACAAGGCAATAACAAGTATGTGAAGTAGATGTCTAGTACTTTTTTGAGTATGCCCATGTTTTCATGGCATAATGGCACATCAATTTTGGGACAATGACATGATCATCTCAATACCATGATCAACATCATCGGGTGGATTTTCCAAAATGGCGAATGTATCATGTTCGTCAGCCATGAATTGCAGTAAGATAGAAAGTGCTTTCTTACCACCTGGACTCTTAAAAATATGTCCACGACAAAGTACTTCATGACGATCGATCGCCGATCCAAGTGGTGTGTCAGAATCGTTCAAGTGAAATCCAGGATGAATATCTATGTCATCAATCAACTTCTTAATCATCAACACGAACAACTTCATAGTTTTCGGATCACTCAAGTTAATACCCGACTCAAAAATATGTGCAGTGTCGAACACAATGTATGCTCCAGCAGTGTGTATTAGCGCTCTAATGTTTGTGTCGAGCTCCAATAGACATTCTGCGTCTGTCTCGCCGGTCATCTTATATGCATCTGTCTCTAGCGCAACAAGACTTTTGTTGAGATCTGACAAAGGGCCCAAACCATGTGCGCGAGATACTTTCGACATGTGCACGATCGGCCCGATAACCACTGGATGCAAATGATGATCATCATTTATGTGCGCATATGAGTTTATTTTTTCTGCTACATTCATCTGCGCTACTACACTTTTGAGCGCTTGCTTATTGCCATCGAACGGTCTGTCTAAGTATGTGCCATGTATCACAAGAAGTGTGTCAGTGTCGCGTAAAAAAGATGCAAGCTCCTCTAGCTCACTGTCTGGAACAGTGTGCAGCGTGAATGATCTCGGTCCCGCGATGAACACCTGAAACACAAATTTAGGCGATGGTTTCATCGATGATGTTTTTTTCGAAATGTGTTCATAAGCATGTTTGATACTTTCGAGCAAAGTTCTTCCTTCGCGATTTACATGATATCCAATTCGTAATGTCATTCTTAGTGCGATGATAATGAGGGAGTGGGATATGAATATATAACTTACTTACTATAATAATTCAACTTGATGAATGGATCCTGTGTTTCTTCGCCATAAATAGTGAAGACACGTGCATTGCTTGGTGGTCGTTCAGGTGCTTTGGTGATGCGAACATAGTAACCACCGATAGGATACCCACATGGACTATGATGAATCTTTTTTGGGTCGAAATTCTTGGTGTATAAAATATCGTTGATCGAATCTTCCGCAGCGATGAGCTCGGAGGCAGACAACGATTTGACATCGCCTCTGCACAAAAGTATCTCTCCGATGCTTCTATTTTTTACTTTGAGTCGGTCAGCACTAGATGAAACTCGCTCCAAAGTATCTGTGTCTACATCAAACACGATGATATAATCATCCTCAAACACAAGTGTTGAGCGCTTGAAGAAGTCAGATACATTTGTGTGTTGCGATATTACTTCGAGCGTTGTGCGAAAATCTGTTGTTACTTCGACAGCATTACTTGAGTCATAAAACAAATAGTGTCCCATGTTGCCAAGATATACATAATTTTTGAGACGAGTGATGAACTTCGGCCCTGTAATGTGCAACTCTGATGTTGTTCTGTCGATACGATACTCCATAGTTATTCAAAATTGATGTGTTGCTATGGTGTTATTACAACAAAAAACATGTTCAAATTTCTCAATAAATACAAGTGTATTGCTATCGCCGGAAATAATGGTGCCGGCAAAACAACATTAACAACAAAGATCGCGGAAGATCGTACGATCAAATCGTTCGCACACGACTTGCGCGATATTTCATCAGTAGTTTTAGGCATTGACTGCGATGATCTCAAAAAATTAGATGTCAAAGAATCACAAAGTGATATGTTCGCGGGATACACAGTTCGAGAGGTGATGATAAATTTAGCCACATGCATCCGTTCAATGAACGATGATTACTTCGTGCAAAAGACACTAAGTGATGTTGGCGACACAAAAATCATCATCGACGATTTGCGCTTTCAGACAGAAGTAAATGGGCTAATCAAAAAATATGCGCACGATGAGATCGTGTTTATCTTACTCAAAAAAGATGGTGAAGAATACATGGGCGACATACCTTCACATGTCTTCGATTGCACAATAGTGCGCACAGGCGATGAGTTCGCCGTCGATGAATTTTCAGTCGAGGAATGAGCTCGCGAACGATGAGTTCGCGCGGTGAGATCTAATGGCATGCTGGTGATCTGCTCTCATCATCAGCGCTGACGCGCTAGCGCACATGATCTGCTCTCATCACATGTCGACCATCTGTTCTTACCGTCCGTGCAGGTTATTTGGTTAATCGCATGCGAGCATCTACATCATCACCTACATTAGTACCATCTCCCGTTGGTTTTGCTGATGCTGCATATACGATCATGCCGGGAACAAGCGTTATCATGATCTTTGAGAATTCGGTGAAGCCATAGCTCTCTATTTTTTCCGATACCATGTTGGCAGATTCTCTTTTTAGGGATCTCATCTCACCGCGCACAAATTTATCTGTCCAACCTTTGAGTGTTGGTCGATAGCCGAACAAGTTTCTTCGACCATTGAAAACAGTTTCAAGCACCTGACATGCACCCATGATGATGTGCCCACCAACATTAGAATAACGCAAGTTGTCAAATCGTCTCTTTACTTTTTTGTATGCGGCTTTCACTTCCGACAACTTATTATCTTCAGTGACAGTTGGCAACTTTGATACATCTTCTTCGGCATCGCGAAGATCATCCATCATCTTTTCGATCTCATAAATGATTTCTGCTTTCTCATCGTCGAACTCTTCTATTGAGTCTGTGTTTTCTGTCCCGAAATAATTGACAGTGTGATTGATTTTTTTGTTGTTCTCGAAGTACTTATCACCGAATCCTATATCCGGGCGGTCAGATGTAAGTGTGTCGAATCCTTCGCCAAAGTCATCTACATCAAAATCATCATCAGCATCTATTGACGCTTTACCCCTAGTTTCTTCGATACTTGACACAAATGTCTCTGCATCGTCTAATGTTTGTAAGATCTCATCTTCGATGGTTGTGTCTATTTCACATTTCTCATCGCAAATTTTACCAATACTTCTCACGTGAATCAAGTCCATTTATTATCGATTAACCTCTCGAATTTCATATGCAAAAAATAAATGCTCGCGATGAATGCAAACGTCGCGAAGATACTAACGACTATAATCATGGCCACGTGACTTACTATCGAAGCGCAAACTTCTATAGTCGGCACCATGATCGTATGAGTTGTATGTATCATACGATCCGTAATGTTTAGGTCTATACCCTCCATATGGCTTGCGTGCCATGTTCAACGTAGTTAAATTGTTTGATCGATACTGTCTTGTCGCAGTTTCATAGAAATCATATGAAGGAACATCAAAGTATTCTTCGATACCATTGTCCCTCTTCTGATCTTTGATCTGATCTTTGATCTGTTTCATGAACAACTCTCTCAACTCATTAGAGTCGATCTTTTCTGCTTTCATCATTCTTTGTGCGTCTTCTTGTGATAACATTTTTTTATGTAATAGTCGGCGCATCATTCAATTTTAGTTGTCGATGTTCGAATGCCGATAACTTCTTTGACTTGTTGTAGTCTCGACGAATATCTATTCATGGAGTTAGCTTCTTGTTCTCTCTTTGCGAGGGCTTTAAGTTCGTTTCTTTGTGCGGTTGTCAACATTTATTTTTTGTGACATGACGTCGTTGCAAATCACAAAAAAAAGAACGATCAGATGCCATATGTATATACCAACGCATACATAGCAGTAAGAATCATAATTTTATAGTATGGACCTAACAAAAATAATTCTACGATTATATTTGACAAGTTGTTTTTCTCGAAATATATTGCGCCTATTGGATCATCTTTGTAAAACTCGAAAGCACCACGTTCACTGTACCATACGTATGTTATCCTTCCTATCATAACGAACATATCGATATATATCAGGCACAACACTGGGTAAAGTATGTTTGTGATGATCATTTTTTTGCTTGATCACTGATCAATCAATTTTGGCGACTTATACCATATGATCAAATGTTTGATGCAAACTAATATTACCAGTAGCGCCAGCGGTTTGATTTCGATTTCGCTAAGTTCATCTGCAAGTGATTCAAACATTCTTTTGTGTCTGCGTATCTTACGAGCTTTGTAAGCAGCATATGCAAGTCGTGCACAAATGTTGAGTAGCTCATAACATATGAAATATTCTCCGATCGGTATCATTGTTGTTTTTTGGTCAGCAAAAAAGATGATCAATTTTAGAGATCAAACATATACTGTCGATGACTGGCGATCGATGACATGTCATCGACATTTATTCTTCGTCCTCATCGTCGGATGAGTCTTCTTCTGTTCTTGTCGAGAGATTATTCTCTCCGCCAGTCTCATCGCCTGACTCGTATTCTTCGGCAGTATGTTCATCGTCAGTAGTTGTCAATGTGTATGATTGTTCATCCAACAAGTAGCAAAAGTCTAAGCTGTCGAGTAAGTACTTGTTGATGAAGTTCCATATTTGTCGAGACATGCGCACTGTCAAGATGTAATCCATATAATCGCGCACAAGCAGTCTGTACTGCGCTAAGCTATCAACAAGATATGTCTTTTCGGAGATGTATCCGATACCGAGTTCACACAGCTTCTTATTGATGAGCGCCAAATCTTGATTCACGCGACCTGAATCGCTGATTGCAGATGATCGAGAGATGAGCTTGATAGCGCGCAGTCCGAAGTCACCATATAAGATTTGTTTGATCGCTTCATTTCGTGCCAACACATCACCACAACATTCGGACAAACCGACCAAGTCATCTAGTTTGTTATCAGCAAAATCGAATTTTGCCGATGGATCGAGCATATATTTTTGCCATGCAGCCATCACATCGCCTGCAAGATAGTTCTCTCCGGAGACATGTAAATCTTCTAGGTGGGTATGATCAATATCAACAATGATGAACTTCATGATTATGACTCGCGCGATGCGTGTATCAAAAAATAAAATTGAATGTCGATGCTCCAAATATTCCCTCTAAACATGTCCGTAATTGAAGAACAAAAGATGACCTATGCTGATTTCGAAGTTTTCGAAGTAAGTCCAGGACTCAAGATGAGCGATTTTGCTCAACGTGTTCAATCAACTACTACTGTCACTACCCGTGCTAGTAATGTTATTTCTCAAAAAAGTGCACCAAGAGATGATGCTAAAGATCGCGCAGGTTTGTATGATCTAGTTTTCTAGACCATATGTATCGCGTTATTATGTCGTATCTACTCTTTGTGTATTTTTTTTGCTACGTACTTACTGACCGCCTGGATACGGCTTAGTATTTATCTCAATGCGATAGGTGTCTTGGAGTTGAAGCTCTTTCTGTTGTTGACATAGTCAAGAATTTGATAAGGGCTAGAATTGTAGTTTTCTTTCTTCTTGTTCAGGAAGATGATGATCACGACCAGAACGATCATGATGCCGATGGCGATGCCTAACTGTTTTAGCATGATTAATGTATACCGTTGCTGGCATAATTTTTGTAACTTAAAATATTATTATCTATATAGGTATCAATCAAAATGAACAGACAAGAAAAGTTTATATCCGAGGTTAGACAATTCAAGGAGTTCATCACAAAAAATGTTGAAACTGTTGAGCCCGGATCAGCAAAGTGCAACGCATATGATATTTTATCAGGTAATTGGTTCGTACCTCCACAAGCGGTCAGTCAATTTCTAGATCACTATGATGCATGTGTTCAAAAATCTGCCGAGATGCATACATACGAACGAAGCACAGATGTTCGTGGTATCATGATCGACTTAGATATTTTGCAGACGTCGAGTCAAGATGTTTATAACGATAACTTTTTTCTCGATCTAGCCGATCAGATTTTCGAGTTTATTATCGAGATCGTTAAACCATCGCACGTGTTCGTACACAGACTATTTGTTACTAGACGTCAAGAGATCAGCAGAACAGAAAAATACGATGAACATGGCAACATTCTCTATAAAGAGGGTGTGCACATTTTGTTCCCATCGATCAGAGTATCTAAGATGTTTAGAAAATATATCTTCAAACAGCTCGCTGCGAAGTTTGTTGAATTTGCGATCCTAGCAGCTGATTCTGCTGCACCACTCGGTGAAGACGAAGTATATAAAACATCGTCTGATTTCGCGTCATGGTTAGATGCGCATGCAGCAGTAGTACCTATCTTATTACCGGGATCACAGAAACCAGATGCTGGTAAGAAGCCACATAAGATTGTTTTTGCTGGTGAAATTAAGTTTAAGATGAACAAGCCAGGGTGCAATCGTAATCCTTTTGTGTGGCCACATGTATCTGGTCCCATGGTGCTTGCTCTTGAACATCCCAAGTATGAGAATATGTTCTATGATGTTCCGCGCGATCTTGATATCGGATCAGCAGAGATGGCCATCTTAGAGGCTCAACAAGCGGCCGAAGAGGAAGATGAAGACACTGTCGACATCGACACGATCAGCATTCAAAACCCCGAAGCTGCATATATCACAAAATTATTGAACATCTTGCCCAGCAAATATTATGATGACTATGAACTATGGTTCAAGACACTGTGTGCATTGTCATCAATCAGCAATAGGTTCAAGTGTGTTGCACAATGGTTCTCTAAAAAATCAAAGAAGTATGACAAAGATTACTTCGAGAAGACATGGGCAGATCTTTCTATGGGTCAAAAGACTAAGAAAATCACAAAACGATCAATCATGTATTGGGCGAAAAAAGAGAATCCGATCAAGTTCGCAGAGATCGATGCGTTCTGTTACTATAAGATGCTCATCGATTTTGTGGTAGAAACATCAGGTCAGTTCGGTCATGGAAAACACGCTAAACTACTCTTCAATATCTTGTCCCATAAGTATGTGTTCGGATCACAAGTAGATTATAAGAACGCCAAAACGATGAAAAAGTGTTGGTATAATTTCATCATGCCTGAAGATCAACATCGTTATGGCGAAATATACAAGTGGCGAGCAGAACCTGATGCAACATCATTCAAAAAATACATCATGGAAAACTACACAGCCGCACTGTCGAACGAAGGCACAAAGTATATCAACGATAAGATCGATAACATTAATCCCGCAGAAAATGCTGAAGCAGCAAAACATTGGGCAGTCATCAAGAAGAATTTTAAGGCAACGCTGTCGAAGTTGAACGATATTTCATATGTTGAGAAGATCACTCGTGCAGCAGAATTATACTTCGAGAGAAGAGAGTTCATCGAAGAACTAGACAAAGCACCTCAGATCATTGGTGTTGCAAACGGCATCTTGAAGGTCGGCAAGAAGTGTAAGCTCATCGCTAAACATCATGAGTATCCAATCATGTTGCACACGGCTGCATCATATGTACCATATGATGAATACTCAGGTGCTGTAATGCGGGTAAAAAAGATCTTTAGTCAAGTATATCGCGATCCAGATGTGTGTGATTTTGTGTGGTACATGGCGAGCACAGGTCTCGATAGACGACAAGTAACAGGTAAAATGTTGTTCATCTTAGGTAGTGGTGCAAATGGTAAGACAGCGACGATGAACTTTATTCAAAACGCTATCGGCCTCAATCTTTGTGCATCAATCAAGATGGCACTATTGACTGGTCAATCGGGCAAAGCAAATGAAGCTGATAGTGCGTTCATGCAAGCAAAGGGTAAGACACTTGTCATCTTCGATGAAGGTTCTGGCTCTGATGTATTGAACTCTGAGAAAGTTAAGAACATCATTAACAACAACGCACAAAGCGGGCGTGATCTTTATGGTCTTCAAGAGAACTTTTGGTTGCATTGCTGTGCATTCAACACTAGCAATCACGAACCTATCATTCGATCATCTGATACAGATCACGGTTTCTGGAGACGTGTGTATTTTACACAAGCAAAGTCTAAGTTCACTGAGAACCCTGATCCAAATAAACCTCACGAACATGACATTGATCCAGAGATCGAAAGCAAGTTAACATCTGATCCATTGCACTTGAACGCTGTGCTAAGCATCATGACTTACTATTACGAAAAGTTAATGACCGACTATGGTGGTAACTTGAATCATGTACCATGCGATACTATCAAAGAAGAGACACGAAAATTTAGAAAAGATCAAGACAAATCGTTCAGATACTGTTACGAAAGAATCATTATCAGTCCTATTTATACTATTGGTGCATCAGAGCTCGGAGAAGATTATAGTAACTGGGCCGTTAAACAGTTCAAAGATTCGATCAATGCATCGAAAGCAGAAAACTACTTGAGCACAAGTGCACTTGGTGACTTCAAATCAGGTTTCGACTATGTTGGTATTCGTATGAAATCATATGGACCTGTTAACAAAGCAAAGCATGAGTTGACATTCGCTGAATATACTTCTATGGATGATAAGGAACGACGTGAATACAATGAGAAGGCCGCAGCAATCAGAATCGAAGCAGACCGTCAACGTGAATCAGCCGACAACGAAGATGAAGAGGGTAAGTAGACAATGAGAGCTCACCACCCGCAAAGATATACACAAAAAATAAAAGACATCGTCTCTCTTATTCTTCTGTGCATACTATTGTTACATCGCTTATGCTACACGAACATACTTTCATCGAATGATTTAATAGTGCCATCGCGTCTTTTATTTTTTTGTTCATCTCGGGTTTTAACAAATGTTTTACATCGATCTCGAAATGTGGCCCACTAAATATGTGTGTGATATCCGACCACTGCACGATTTCTTTCCGATCGGAGTAATTCATGAATATATTGTTTGTGTATAGGTTGACATTTTTGATAAAATATTTGATATATATGCCATTTCTGAAACCTATATAACTATCAATCGTGTTTTTGCATACAAGAAACTGACCATATTTTGCAGACGCCGTGTGTATACCTTTTCGGTACACCTTAACTTTATCCACATCAAAATTTATGATCATGATATCAACCCAGTGATCAATCTTATAATTGACGTAACGAAATCTACTTCCTTCACATATGTGTATTCGTGAACATTTCTTCAACTCTTGAATAGTACAGAACTTTGTTACTTGTTTATACACATGGGCATCGATATTAAATACAAACCATTGATCGTCGTCATGACCCGTCATATATAGTTGATTCCATGAAAAGACATACCGCGCATCGGGTATTGTTCCGGGTAGCTTGCTAAGATCATCTGTGAGGCTAAGTCTGGGCATTATACATGTGTAATATGAGATGGACATGATCAAATTTGAACATCTGTACATGATGAACATAAAAACATGTGCGCTGAATATCTTGTGAGAGAAGGAAAAGGTAATTGTTGTGGCAATGGCAGAATATGGTGCAATCGCAAAGTTATAGTTCCTGGTGCCAAAGTATATAAACAGTCTGGATGTCAATCAACAAAGTATGAATGTTTCGATGTTATCAGACATGATGATACTCTCAAATGTTGGATACTCAAGGGTAACTTCGACGACTCAAGTCTCTCTTTCGATGATTACAAGGACGAAAGTATCGTTTATTACTACAACAAAAAATATGGAGCATATAACCCGATAGGATCATTAAGCGATTTATACTGCAATGATAGATTTGCGAATGATAAGAGAAGATCTTTTGATATAAAATGCGAAGATGATCTGCGTGCAGAATATGCCGATCATTACAAAAAAGAACAACTTGGTCACTTGATTGATGCTACTATCGAGTATCGTTTACGCGGTGAGCTCATTCTTACTGCGAATGATGATGAATATCATCGTAATAAACTTTAGCGCACTAATGCTCAACTAGCTAATGCTCAACTCGTTAATGCTCAACTCGCTAATGCTCAACTCGCTAATGCTCAACTCGCTAATGCTCAACTCGCTAATGCTCGCCTTCACGGTGACCAGATGCATGATCCCACTTGATATGTACATTTTGTTTGAATGTGTCGTATGACCATTTGTCTGCCGCCTTTGTTGAGTATCCATTATATAAGTGTGCACGGAATTCAAACATTAGTTCATCAGGGATATGATTGCGCTCAAAATACTCTGCAGGTGTTCTGTTAAGTCTTCCCCAAATGTAGAATAGTGAGTAAACACCACATTCAGTCATCGAGTATTGTTGCACCATGTTACCGTAGACGATGCGCGCCAACTTCTTTTTTCCTGATGCAACAAGCGATCTGTTATTTTCATCGATGCCTCTTTTCGCGCGATTCAACCAAGAGACCCACTCAACATCCGGTGCACGACCTGAACTATTGAAGAACTCCACAGTTGGTTCTGATCCACGATTATCTGCGAACAGTGCCATCCAATGTTTACCCTGACCGTGATAGAAATCACTGTTGATGATACATCCACAACATTTTATTGGCGATGTGGACTTAAATAATTCCATAGGATCAACAGTTGCTAATGTGTCGGGCTCATTGATGACATGTCCATTTCGAAACGAATATTGTGTGTAATCACGCATGTTGAAGTTGTATGGATAGAAGTCAGGAAATGCGGTTTGCCACTGCGCAAGAATCATGTCAATATCTGTGTTGCTCAACAGTTCAACACCGCTCGGACCGTCTATTTTGAAGTTTTTGATTTCTTTTTTTGCTAAGTCATCAGGCAACACATCAACTAAATCTTTGTCTGAGTGCACCGAGTAACGCTTCTTCAGCGATTCTACTACTTCATGATCCGGTGCTCCAAGATCAATTCCTGCTTTCTTGCTGAGAAATGCAATTGCTTGATCCGATAAACATGTACCTTTTGTTGTACCTTTGCGCACGAGTGAGCACTCTGATACCTCTTCAGGCACCAACTTGATCGTTGTTTGATCTTTGAAACGTTCATCGCCGCCGACAACCTTCGTTGCGCCGCCAGTTTTCATCCCGGTATATTTTGTATACTTCTTCATGTGACCTATATTTCGTTATTTATAACTTTTGCATTTTATTCATTTCCGAATATAAAACCATGGAAACAGCTATGATGATCGGAGTTGCTATTTTAGCAATTGTGCTTTTTGTTGGCGCATACTATTATTTGTACAAAAAAGAAAGTTACTCTAATGGAGGTAATGACCTTGCATGGGCAGCAGGTTTGCCTGGTGACTGCAGTGGGTGTGGAATGAAGAACACAGATTTCAACAACAAAACATTATACACAGATACATTGACCGCAAGCTTGCAATCTGCCGGCACTGACTATTATGGATTACCAGCAGACCCCATCTTCAAGGGATCAGAATTGCAAGATGGTCTTTACAACAAAGTATGGCATCGTTAGACGCATGTCGTACGCCGTTAGATGCAAGTCGTACGTCGTTAGATATACGACCAACAATAATCAACCTATTTTATTTTTGCGATGATGTTATAATTTATGTCACAAAGTTTTTTGTTCGCACTAGTCATTGTTCTTATATTAGCCATCATAGTCGCGAGAAAAGAGATACCAGAACGCTTCTTTGTCATCGAAGATACTGCGCCACAAGCAACTATGGCAGATCCAATAGAGTTTGTGCGTGCTGAGATTACTGACTATGCATCTGTGTATGATGGTCGCGATTATGTATTTTAATTTCAACAGGTAATAATTATGTTTTTTTCTTTTGCTGATGCCTAGGTATAATACACAACAAATGGCCAAGAGAGGACACAAGAGAGTAGGTGGTAAAGCATCATCAAAGAAAGTTTCATCCAAGAAGGTATCTTCTAAGAAGCCTTCATCCAGAAAGCATAGAAGACATGCCAAGAAGCATTAAATAGTTCTTCGAACGTATGTGTTAGACTTATAGCACATACAAAAAAGTAAACATGCGTATACACGCATAGTGTGCTAGCACGCTCGCGTAGTATGTTTATTTCTCGAACTTCGCAAAATACATGCGTTGTGAATTTTTAAAAATGCGGTCTACGACATGCTTAAATCCACATCGTTCAAGATCTCCACGCCATAAGTCTCGCGACTTATACTTAGTGTCGAAGATCCATTGCTCAGATTCGAGTGTTATTTTTTTTGCTTTGCCCAAAGTCGATCCCTCACTTTCATTCTCTGTGCCATACAAACTGAATGTCATATGAACAGCATCTAAGAATACTCTGAAACCGGGATCGCTGATGAAATCGTGTTCATAAATTAGTAGCACGCCGCCAGGACGAAGAATGCGATACAACTCTTCCAATGTTTTTTGTTGTAATGTTACATGATGCAAACTCAGAAGACAAGTAGCAACGTCGATGCTCGCATCTGGCAGTCCGATAGTACCATCTGGCTCAGGTATTATGCCTTCGATGCCACGCTCATAAAGTAGTGGATGGATGTAAATATCAACACCATAAACTTTGCTCGCACCAATGAGAGATGCTATTTCAGCGGTGATCTTACCTGCACCACAACCATGATCTAAATATACTGGATGTGCGACAGGCAAATCTTTCAAGAGACCAGATGAATCTATCTCTTTTGTTTTGTATGAAACATCTGCGGACGATGTGCTCTCAACATGTATCGGGCGGTCGGCAGATGGTAAGTTCATTGTCTTGTTCAATATTTTTACGAGACCTTCATTGCTTGGAAAATGACGTTGATTAAATAACTTCAAAATGCTGCGTGAGTCTTTACCTGACTTTCGTGAAATATAGTTCGCAACGATTTTGTTAGTTTCTTTGACATCATTAAAGTTGGTCGACATAATTGTATAATGTTGTCCGAAGATGATGTCAATTTTAAACAAAATTGACTCGCACAAGTATATACCAAAAGCATGACAAAACTTATTCAGAAGGATCCACTCATCATCGGCATCAAGGGGTCAAAGATAGATGTTTGCGTGCATGGTGTGCGCCCTGAGTTCAGCTCAGAAGAGATAGTTAATCGTCATAAAGACATGTTGACTCCATTTTACGCGCCATCAAAAATCGCAGAAACAGCGAAGATAACAAACTCAATGGATGTTTATCGTGGTGTCTTACACAAAGTTCGTGAATTAGGTGGTCAATATCCAAGTAACGCATGGTCGAAGTTCATGGAACTTTACACATCTGTCGCAAAAATCATTGGCAGAGATGTCATTGTCAAGCTACCGAAGGGTGAACAGTTCACTGCATTTTGTAATGCTGAGTTGCCAGGTAGTTCGATCAGTGCCCTCAATCATTTGTTCAAGACACATTATCCCGATAATGAGTTATCGTGGATCGGCAGTTCATTCAAACCAGATAATGTTGGTACGCAGTTGGGCGATGAGTACGGTCTTTTCGAGCACAATAAGTCAAAATGGTTGATTTCAGCACCTGACTTTGATGGTAACATGATGGATACAAACACTCTTCGTGACTGTGTGAGTAGATATCGTGCCATTAATCCAGATGGATGTCATCTATATACACATGATGCGGGCTTGGCGGTCACATCTGATGATGGTCCGTGGAAAGCATATATTGATCAAGAACGCAAGAACATGAAGTTGCATCTTGGGTGTTCTATTGTTGGTCTAGAGACATTGCGTCCTGGCGGTTCGTTCGTAACAAAGCAATATACTTTGTATGAAGAGAACACGAAAAACTTGGTAGAGATATATGCAGAATTCTTCGATGAGTTCTATCTTGTCAAACCTGTTACATCGCGACCATATAACTCTGAGTCATATTTTGTCGGTCTTGGGTTCAAGCGTCCACAAGGAGCAGATGCATTATTGGAACGTTTGTACAAGTTGCACGAAGTTGATGACTTGCACATGACTAGCAAAGTACCTATCGACGATCAGACAATCATCTCTGTTGACGGTGTATCTGATACTGATTACAAGATGTCAGGCATATTATCATTCGTTGATATCAGTGCTGGTCGTCTGATCAAGTTCAATGATGAGATAGTTAATCAACTACGTGATGGAAGAAGAGCAGACACAAAATTATATAATCGTGTAATCGCTGCTTGGATCACCAAAACAGGTATCAAGCAGTTGTCAAAGAGTGATTGGTTGCCATCAAACTAGACTACTCGCAAGCGACTCGCAAGCGACCTGCATACTCCATACATATCGCATGTTTATTTTTTGTTCTCACCGCCTGCAAACATTAAAATTGACATGTCAATGTAGTAATCATTATTAAACATGTCACAAGTTTTCACCGTCAATAACATCGCATTTGAAGTTGCCAAAGACATATACAAACAGCATTTCATCATGGGTAACATCGAAGAAAATGATCGTTTTGTCGATGTACACAACTATATTATCGAGGCATCAGACACTGAAGACATGCTCAAAGCTGGCATCCAAGCCATCATTGACCACTTGGATGCATCCGGTGAAAAGTATTGTCCTATCACTGGTATGAAATATGGTTACATCAAAGGATGGCTAAAAGGCAACACAAGTAACAAAAGAGTTAATCCCGATGTCATCATTGAGTTTCTTGACAAGTACATCATCGAGCCAAAAAAGATCTTAGCATCTATGATTACAAAATGTCAAGATTTTCAACAGTTGTTATCGAAGTATACATTGAGTCCATCATCAATCACATTGGGATGCTTGGTAGATATTATGGGACAACATGTAGAAATTCTCGCCACATACTATCGAGAAATAAGACCAAAGCCAAGCAATATAGGTGATGAAGGCATCGCAGCAAAAAATAGACGTATGGTCGGCAACACTCTTGGTGCAATGTATCATCATCGTGGTCGCATTATTTGTCAAGATAAAAGTATCGATAAATTCCTCAACTATGTGTATACTCAAGAAGACATGCAAAGCATTTTGACCCCGTACGTTGAAAATGAGTTCGTCAACAATGTGTTTGCAATAATGTATCCTGTCGTCGAATAGTCGTTCGACGACGATATGTATATTTTTTTGCGTTGCTGTCCTAAAATTGATCCGTCCTCGACATCATCAAAAAAATGTCACAAGTATTTACTGTCAATGGTGAAACATTCGAAGTCACGAAAGAAATATATGCTACTCACTTCATACTTTCTGAGGCAAGCGATCTGTTTGAGGGTGTTCATGACTATACGATCGATGTTGCAACAGATAAACATACACTTGTCGCCAGCATCGAACTATTGTTGCGTTGGTTAAATAATGTGCATGAAAATTATAAACTCTCTTATGTCGATCACAAAATTATATTGCTCTTTGCGGACAAATATATCATTGATGCACGTGAACTGTTCCTTCATCTCTTTGACCATCTAACCTACACGTATGATATACTTGTCACCGGCATAACATCTTTTGGTGATGACCATCGCATCACAGGGCATATTATCTCGTTACTTGAACCATCATTGAATGATTTAGTGAGTTACAATGAAGAACATGTTCGTATTAAAGATGGTAGTTGCATCGAAACAAAGATCATCATGGGCAATCGTCGCCCGTTCGATTTTCGATCAGTCATCATCAACAAAAGAAATACATCTGGCACACATGATGTGCGACCACCAAAAAATAATAGATACTCAGATGATGAGCACGACGCGAAGTCACGTGTAAAACGCAAAAGTAAGAAGGTGCTTGACTATAATTCTGGCGATAATTCAGGCACTCATGTCGAAGTTTCGAATGCGAAGTTGCGCAAAATGTACTTCGCGATGCTCTATTATGTCTCCGAAACACACTCTCGATTCTTGTGCTATGATCCAACATTCGAATTATACTTCAACTACTGTTACAAGATCGAAGATTTATTGTCTGACGACAGATGGTGTGATCGCGATCAACTCATGAAATGCGCAAAAAAGAAGTATGCTGAGTGTGAAGCATTTGACGACGATGACGCGTGTCACATGCGCTAATTTTTTGTGCATACCATCTAATGCATGTCAAGATAGCAGTATCCTGACATAGTGCTAACACGATATGCAGTGACGACTGCGCGAGCACCTTGTATAACACCAGTCAAAGTATCGAACACAAGATATTTAGGGAAGACGACTTGATCAACACCGGTCAATGCCTTTATTTCTGATCGCTTGAAATGTGGTACACTTACTCTTATTCCTTTGTGTTTGTATTGACCATCGTCGCCCAATTCTAGTATGTTGGTCTTGAATGAATCGTGCAAACAATATTTCAATCGCGTCAATGCCTCTGTGTTGAACGTTATTCTTGGGTCATCACTACCTGATGGACATATACTTGGTCCTCTAGTAATGTTGTAACCAAGAGTCAACATGTTTGACATAAGTTGATCACGTCGAACAAAGATATCGACGATAACTTTGTGTGGCAACTTATGTTCTGTGCAAAATGCTTCGAAGTTAGGTATACCTTTGTCGAATGTGCTGATCGCGAAATGCATCAATACTATGATGTCAATGAAATCATCTGAAACAAGCGCACGAATCAAGGGGCCAGAGGAACCATATACGCGAGTATATACATCGTCGAACTTTATTTTTTCGAGATCTCTTCCTGATACTGTTTCAAGCGCAGCAACAAGATTGACCAAATCGTAAACAGCGTAACCGAACACATGACCTGATGCAATTAGTCGTGCATTTGTTAATCGCACAGACAGCTTACTAGAGATTGCGCCCATCTTTGTTAGACGGATTGCGCCCGTCGTTGGAGATGGTCGAATGAGACCTAATTTATATGCTCGTTCATACGCCATGTTGATCATTGCAGATGCCGGGTTCGTCAACATGTTAATGTCCGCAACGACGATGTCACGCGATTCGTCCACACTGCCCGATGAATCTTTTACTTGTTCCATCAACACATTGAGTAAGATGTCGCCAAAATCATTAACGATGATCTCTGGAAACTGTTGATCTAAGAATGCATCGAACGTCTCTTTAGTGTACAAAGGGTATACAGAACCTCGTGTCTTACGACCTACACGCCCGAATCTCTGTGTTACTCTGCTCTTCGGAACAGATTCAGACAACAATGTATCGATACAAAAGTTAGGATTGAAGACTGTAGCGCGATGAAACCCTGTTTCGATAACATACTTTAGTTGATCGAGGGTCAATCCGGTTTCTGCTACAACAGTACTGATGACAATTTTACGACGTGGAACAACCATCAGCTCGCCATCTGTGCCGGGTGATTTTATCTTTAGTGTTGCATTAGGTTTGTCAAGATCGACTGTTTCTTGTGTTACTTTTTCGATCGCTTTACTACTAATAGGCATTATGTAACATGCACCGAAGCCATCATCGAACAGCTTTTTGACGATTGGACGCAATGATGCCTCTGTTTTTTCTATCTCTTGTGCACCAGGCATGAAGATCAAAATGTCACATGACTCTTCTGGGTCATCTGGATTTTCGCGACAGATTTTATCAACTTGTTCAGCAGCCAAGTCCCAAATAAATCGCGATTGATCTATTTCTTCTGGCCAATAAATGTCGTAACCAACGCTCTGTCCGACCACATGAATGAAGTTTCCAAGCAACGATACTTCAGGATCAGCACGACTAAAGTAGTCGATGAACACATTAGGATCAAATGTTGCGGACATAAACACAACAAATGGGCATCTTGGGTCGCTAGCATTACGACGCAAAAAGTTATATAACATCAAGATCACAGAATCTGTCTGCAAGTTACGTTCATGTGTTTCGTCGATCGCAATAATCTGATACTGGTTGATGATTTCATCATCTGAGAGCATCGACATCTGTGCGGTCAATGTGCCTACTGTTGCAGAAAAAATACCAAAACGCTTTGGCTTCATCTTATCAAATTGTGTCGACCATCCGATGTCTTGTCCGATCTTGAGATGCGAGTATGCAGGCACGGAAATGATCTGCGATACATTTTTTATTGCGGTCAAAATACGCGGCTGAGTGACGATCATACCTCTCTTACCATGTGGACTTTTTTGCACAATACGAGTGAACATCTCTGCGACGAACCCCGTACTTTTTGAGCTGGCGGTTCCAGCCTTCAACACAAGAATGCGATTATGTATGCCTGTTTTATTTAGTCGGGGTTTGAACCATGATTCACAATAATCTATTGGGACAATCTTGTTAAGCGATTCTTGACGATCTAAGTCACCTTCTGGATCTCTTAACGAACCAGGAACAAAAAGAGTAGGTGGCGCCATTTATACTTTAGCAAAAAAATAATGGTTACATTTGATATCATCTGCGCGACACATGTATTAATTACCTACAGCGAGGAAAGTGAATGTTGCTGTGTCACCAGATGTGCCAATAACATAACTTGATCCCCAAAAAGTAACGAAAGCAGTCGCAAATGGAATAAACCGAATTATTGTTCCACCACCAGATATTTGAGGACTAATCGCAGGAAATCCACTAGAACTTGAGAAACTAGTACTGTACCAATTACATTGTACATTGCTGTTAGTATTAATGTTTCCGGGGATCGTTACATCAACAGATGTATTGCTTGAACCCATTGCACATGAATATGTAAGTCCTCCTAATGTAGAACCAGCTACAATATTTGCTGTGATGGTGCCAGAAATATTTGATACAAGAACACGACAGCCATACATAGGATAACTTACAGCTGTTGTCATTACGGTTTGCCATGCAGAACCATTATTGAACTGCAAGTTAGTACCGCTAGTAGCTAGTCCACCAGTAACACTTTGTTTATTCGTTCCAATTTTTAAGTAGTCTGCGGTAACACCGGTATCAGCTACAGAAAACATCGTAGTGGCGATACCTGATATCCATGCCTGGAAGTTAATTGGGATACTCGCTGCTTTTGATTTAACATAAATAGCGCTGTTCTGGATGGGTGTTATTTGGAATGCAGTTGTGTTCGATGTATCGCTTGACACATAGAAATCTTGAATAGTTGACCCAGTTGATGGTTGTACAAAGAAGGATGAAGAAGTTCCTTGCAATCCACTCATCTGTCCCTTGCCGCCCTGAACTGTATTACCAACACCGTTTACAGACCATGCATTATTAGCACCGAAGAACCCGATACCATAGTTGTTAGCGGAAGAACCATTAGCTGTGTAGTTGAACTGCAAGATAGCGCTGTTGTATGAACCTGTTCCAGAGACACCATGATAGATACTTGTGTTTTGCCCGGTACCAAGCGTAGATGATAAGAACCAAGCGTTCGTACATGATGTTGTAGAGTTGTTGACAATATTAATAGTAGGTGATGAGCCGCTAGAATTTGTCATCATCAAATTAGTTAAGTTGGCAACAGTTGAAGTGATTTGAGGTACAGTCATCATGCCCGCAGATGTCAATGTCATCACATTGTTTACACCGTAGAAACCGAGACCGATATAGTTAGCAGTTGATCCTGATGCAACATAGTTGAAATCGATGCATGCACAGTTGTTAGCTGCGGCGGCTACACCATACTGAATTTCTGCTCTCGAAGCGGTAGGCAATGATGGTGCGAAATTCTGTTGCAAATATTGTGTTCCTGCCGTAGATGAATTCTGTTGTGCAATGATAGGTGCTGTTGCATTTGTTGCGCTTGTACCCTTTGTTGTACCATTCGATGTAAAGTTTCCTGTTACAACAGTGTTTCCAGAACCATCGACAGTGAGCAAGTTATCATTGTTGAACACACCGATACCAACTGAGTTCGTTGTTAATCCAGCACCTGCATAGTTGAATGTTAATGATCCAGAATTATTTGTTGATCCTGCAGCACCATGCAAAATGATTGATCGTTGACCTGCAGTCAGACCACTCGCAATCGCCCAAAGAGTAGGTACTGTTGTATTTGTTGATGTGTTATATACTTGTGCAGTTGCGATTGTTGTTGAAGATGCAGATGTACTCAAACCTGTAGACGTAACAAGACCAGCAAATGTTGGTGCAGCGATAACGTTCAATGTTGAGCCAGCGAACGATAAGTTAGTACCCGCGGTGACTGATGTTCCAGAACTCGTCCAAGCAGTACCATTATAGTATTCGAGAACAGTTGAGTTCATACGCAGACCGCCTGTTGCTGCTTTACCTGTTGATGATACAACAAAGTTGTTTGCAACAATACCTGTACCAGATAATGCATCGATCGTCTTTAAGTATAGTGTTCCTCCATTGTTGAAGATAGCTTGATCAGAACCGTTCAAGTTGATGTGCAATGAGTTGACTGCTTGAATCATTGGATCTGTGCCTGAATTTGTCAATGTTGCCAAACCAGCGTTCCAAGAAATCTTTGATGCTGCTGCAACACTTTGATCTTGATCGATCGTCAGTGCCTTTGTTTGTGTTACAGAGCTGTTTGGAGTTGTATAGAACAACAGTTGCGAACCGTTTGCACTCGCCGTCCATGTCTGTGTTGCATTCGTTTTGATGCTTGCTCCGATCGCTGAGTTAGTTGTGCTCGTATCATATGTGCCTGAGAAGTTGATAGTTGCTAGCGTACCGCCAGACACAAGAGCTGTGTTACCATATTGCAACAAGTTAAGCTTCAAACCTGTGCCTGATGCGAGAGATGGTGTGTATGCAGCCATTGCAAAATCAACCAAACCGTCAACAGGACCTGCGGATGGTCCGACGAACTTAGTCGATACTACTCTGCCGCTGAATGTTGATACACCGATAGGAGTAATCGACAATATATCTGTGTTGCTTGAAAACCCGAGAGACAATGTGTTAGTAGTTAGTCCATCGCCAGCATATACAAAGTCAATGATACCATAGTTGTTAGCCGAACTGTTTACACCGAATGTTTGTCTTGCTCTTTTGCCGGCAGTCACACCACTAGCATATTGAGATGATAAACCAACAACAGTTTCACCTGCACCTGGCGCATATGTATTAGTTGTTTGTAAGATAGCAGCTAGCGTAGCTGCAGAAACACTCAACGGTTGTGTTGTTGCAACTTGACCGCTGAGCACTTTTAATACGTCTCGTGTTCCATAAATACCAAGACCCAAATAGTTTGTAGCGCTAGTAGCAGTTTGAACATATCCAATGTTAGCGCAATTACTTGTTGTTGCTGCTTGACCCAAGTTAATTTCTATTCTTTGCGATGTAGTTATGTTTGGCGCCAATAAATTAGCCATGGTGTTAACTGTGTTTGTACCAGTATTGTTCAGTGCAACATATACTCCACCATATGCACTTGGATCAAACGATCCTTTGATAAGTTGATTGAAATTGGCCTGAGCATTAAACACAGCTGTCGAACTTACAGTCAATCCACCACTATATGCATTGATACCGTTGTAAAATAATGCTGGTGGCATGACGTAAAATTGCGATGGAGAAATAGTAATTGTATTACCGCCGATACCCATTGTCAGATTGTTCAACGTGCTGTTATCACTTTGATAACTAAATCTTATCGATGCATAGTTGCCTGTTGTAATTGATTTACCTAACAATATTTCAGAACTTTGTGCTGATATTGCATTCGGAGTTAACACCGTTAATGCTGTTATTGGCGAACTAGATCCGGAAGAATAATTGTTAGTGATCGTCATCACAGTGGTTGCATCTGTCCCATTCACAGCTGCGTTACCATTGAATGTTGCTAATCCCGTGAATGTACTTGTACTAGTTACACCCAATGTCGATAATGTCGATGCGCCAGTAACACCGAGGGTTGATGCCATCGATACAGGTTGTGAGATAGCGACTTGACTAGGATATATTTTTACGATGTCGCGAGTACCATAGATACCAAGTCCCAAATAGTTGTTGGCACTTCCAAGTGTAGTACGATAGAAACCGATGTTGGCTGCGTTATTTGTCGATGCTGCTTGACCTAAGTTATATTCTATTCTTTGTGCATCCACAAGATTTGGAGCAAACATATTTGCCATTGTGTTCACTGCAGATGTTCCCAAATTACTCAATGATACTAACACGCCGCCGAACGAAGTTGGATCATATGACATAGTCAACAAATTATTGATAGCAGTGACACCATTGAACTGTGCACCTTGAGCTCCAACAGTAAGTTGAGCACCAGTCACATTCAAACCATTTGTTGCGTTTGCAACAGTGTTCGTCGTGACAGCGCTTGTTCCAACAGTGAGTGCAGGTGATGCACCAAATAATCCGATAGCAATGTTGTTAGCAGGATCAGCATCGCCCGTATATCGGAATCTAATGAGTGCACTGTTGCCCGCAGATTGTGCTTTACCGATTACACTTTGTACTTCTTGACCGGTTGCAACATTCGGAGCTAGCTCTGTTGAAGTTATGATCACACCGCCAGTAGCAGTAGCATTGTTGATGATTGAAGAAACAGCTGTGGCGGCATTACCAGTCACACTAGAGCTAGTGAATGATGATGCACCTGCATTCAATGTGCCAGTCACACCAAGATTTCCTCCGATCGTTGTTCCTAATGTTACTGCAAGAGCATTTGTCACAGTAGTTGTGCCAGCAGTCACAGTCACAAGACTAGGAAAACCAACAAGACCTAATCCGAGTGAGTTACTTGTTGATCCGCCGGTCACAAAGTTGTAATCCAAGTATGCAGCATTATAGTTTGTTTCAGCACGACCAATCATGATGCGAGACTTTGCACCATCAGGTAATGAAGGTGCTAAAAACGATGATAGATTTTCAAGAACAGAGTTAGCATTGTTGACTACTTGCAAGCCATATGTTCCTGCCGTCGAATATGTTGCTGTTAATGTTGTTGCAGAGAACGTTCCAGAAAATGTGCTACTGATGAGTCCTTGCCATGTGTTAGTGTTATCACAAAATTGTAGCGCACCGCCAGAATATCGAATAGCACCAGCAGTAGTTGGTGATGAACCACCTATCACAACAGCATTCAATGCTGTGTATGTTGGATACATTGTAGAACCACCTACCCAAAGACCAGTTGCAGATGGTGTGATAGTCATCTTTGCAGTACCATCTACTTGAAGATTTGCAGATTGCACTCCTGAACTACTACAAATATATGTATTAGATGTTGCAAGATTGATCTGTCCGTTTGCAGTGTTCGCAAAAGAAAGTGTGTTCGGTAAGATCGTTGATGCAGCTACTTGGGTTGTGCTTACATTTCCATTCAATGAGATCACACCGCCAGCAACATTGATGTTCGCACCACCGACATATGTTGTTCCGACAGAGATAGTATTGTATGTTCCTGAAATATCGGCGTATTGTAGAACACCACCATGAAAACGAAGTGAACCAGCAGTCACACATGTACTATCACCAATAACTGCAGAGTTGATTGTCACACCAACTGCATTCGTGATCGGATAAATAGAATCAGTAGTGATCATGCCTTGATTGGCCGCATTTTTTGTTAGGGATGCGATCAGACCATTTGTATTGTAGAATGCAAAACCACCAGATGATGAGTTACGAAAGTCAAGTGTGTTGGCGATCGTCGGATCGTATGATCCTACTGTTGCATAACCAGTGATCGATGCACCAGAGTTATCATATACAGGGAACTTAATGGTTGTGAGATTACCCACAACAGTCATCGTATTGTCGAGTTGAATGCCTGCTCCGGCCGTATATTCTTGTAGTTGATTGGTTTGTGTGATTACCGATGCTTGAATATTAGTGTAGTTGAATGACCCCGAAACAGTCAAGTTAGAAACACCAAGCTGCGAAGCACCTATCGATGTAACTTGCAAGTTGTCTGGCACATTGTCTCGATAGACACTTGATGCACCATAGTCGATTCCAGGCGTATTGCCTGATCGTACATTTGGTAATCTTTGCATACTTATATTTGTCATGCGATGTTTTTGTAACAACAAAAAAGAATTACGACGGCAATGACCATGCGTAAACACATAAAGAAAGGAGCAAAAAAAATAATGTTCGAACAGTTTGAACATACCATATGCTCGCCATATGCTCATCGCTTATTGACACATTGTACATGCTTCTTTGTTATCACGTCTACATACCTCTTGTGCACTTTGCATACTTTGTGTGCTGGCGATCGAAACACGAGATGCATGCACTTTGACTGTACTGTTTACTGGTTTGATCGACACATAATAGTTGATCGTCTTCAATCCGAGCTTGCGTCCTAATAATAGTTGTCTAATGACATTGAGCTCATTGAATGATTTATGACGAATGTTGGTAGAGATACCTTGATCGATCATGTATTGACGATAATGAACACGAGTCATGTAGTCAGAAATAGACATATCATATGCACTGCAATAGATCTCGCGGTATTTACCCTCGAATGGGAACGATCCTGTCTGTTCGAGTATAGCAATGTTTTCTGGCGTCCACAAACCAAGCTCAATAGCTTTATACAAGACATTTAAGTTGACTAGTTCAGTACGTCCATTGACATCTGATTCATTGCTGTACCAATGTTGATACCAAGGTTCGATGCAAGGGCTATGACTCATCATCTTACTGGTGCTCTCTGTTGGCATCAGCGCCAGGAATGTTGCATTACGTACGCCACATCTAACATTTAATCTTAATGATTCCCAGTCCAGATCGCTGCGAGCATGTTCATACTTGATGCCTGTATAATTTTCGAATGCTTCCCAATGGAAGATACCCTGCGACAAATGTGATCCATCGAAGTATGGGTAGTTGCCCAACTTGATCGACAGATCAGCACTTTCGACAAGTGCATAATAATACATTGTCTCGAAAATCTGTTTATCGAGTTGTGTTGCTTCTTGACTCAAGTATGCGAAACCTAACTCGCTAAATGTATCTGCCAAACCTTGAATGCCGAGACCAAGTGGTCGAAGATCAAGTGCATTACGCTTACATTCTGGAACAGGATATTCGTTGACTGTCACGATACGATCAAGT